GGTAAACTTATAGTAAGTATTGATTCCATTCTTAATAGCATCATAATCCAAGAAGTAAACCTTATCACCATCAGCTACAGCAGTTACATTAAGGTACTTACAGACTTCTTCCAGTACTTCCTGCATAGTCATAGGTTCATCATCTTCATCAAAGAAGTTCTGCTCACTGATATACATCTTACTAGGTAAACAAAAGTCAGATGTAGCATTTAATTGTGTATTATCTGAAATATAGAAAGAACTATAAGCATTACATTTACTAAGTAGATGGTTTATAATCTGGGTAAAAGAAACTATATCCTTCTTACCGCCTATAGTGGTGTACTTATAATACTGTAATGTGCTAAGTGCATCTATGGCTTCTACCTCTATTTCTTCTAATTCATTCTCATAGCCTTGACTGTATAGATTGGGTGTTACATACCCAACCCATACAATACCACTAGCACTACTAAGAACTACCTTATTCTGTTGTGCTGTACTACTATACAAATCAAACTTATAATCGTCTGTAATCATTCCTATAGTAGCACTGCTATACTTACAAGGTTTATATAAATGTGAATCAGAAGTTTCTAACTCAGTTATGAATGGTGTAGCAGATAAAGTAATGTTCTGCACTTCTCCAGAACCTATTTCCAATGTGTATAGCTTCTCATTTATATCATAGAATTGTGCTGTATATTTCATCTTACTTTAGCTGTTTTATTATTGTAATTGGCTAGAACTCCTACAAGTTCCTTACCTCTAATCTTAAACTCTACCTGACCACCGCCAGCAGAACCCATAACCCCATTACCATTAAGCAGGTTAAACAGATTCCTTTGCTGTCTGTTATTAAGAATCATTTCACCAGCATTTACCCTAGCTAGGTTCATATCTCCAATAGTACTATTGCCAGCGAATATACCACCAGTACTAAAGGAAGGAATACTAGCCAAAGCTGCTACTACAGCCGCTGCTGCTGCACCTGCCAACAACCATCCTACAAACGGGGTTTGGGCTGCACTGGCTACACCACTGGCAATAGCTTCACCTTTCTTGGCTGTAGTTAATGCTACAATTTGTGGGATAGCTGCTGCTACAGCACTAATCAAATTAGCACCCCAACTTAACCAAGCTGCCGCACCTTCATTGGTCATATTGGTTACAGAACCCATAATAGAAGCTATAGCACCTAAACTTTGTGCATACTCATTATTCAGTTTGATATTCTTATTAGTAATAGGGCTACTAAACTTAGGAAGTGAAGTAGGTATTTCTGGCTTCACCATACCAGCCAAACCAGCAGGTTTGCCATCTAACTTACCAATAGGTGCATTAGGATATTTGTACTGGAACTCTATTACCCTCTTCTGTTCAGTAAGTGCATTTAGTTCAGCATTGATTCTTATCCTATCTTCATTACTAATAGCTAGGTTTAATTCCTTTCTTAAAGATGCTATCTGTGCATCCAGTTCTGCTAAAGAACCAACAGGAATAACAGGTTTTACAGGTAACTTCACTTCTACATTATTGGTAGTTCCTGTGAATACTTTAAATCCTTCCAAAGAATCGACTGGCTTAAATCCTTCCATCTTAGCCATACTGCTATTATATTCATTGGCTGTTTCATTATACTCTCTGGCTGTACTCTTTAATGCTGAATTTAACTGGTAATACTGCTGAATCTTTGCAGCTATATCTTTTAATTCATCATCATTATACTTCTCCAGCATAGTATGAATAATAAGATTCTGCTTCTGGGATTCAGCTAAAGCATCCTTCTGTTCTTGTGACCAGTCCTTTCTTTTAGCATTAGATTGATAGTTAGCTGTACCATTTTTAGCCCTAGATTTAACCTCATCCCTCTTAGCAGGGTCTAACAAATCCGCTTCAAATGCTTTAAGCATATCTTCCATAGTTACAGTAATATTAGCATTCGTTCTAGCTTCAACAGCTTTAGATGCTGAATTAATAAGTTCTTCCTGTAACCTAATGTTAGCTGCTTGTTGTTCCTGTAGTGTTATTCTCCATTTATCAAAGGCAGCATTCCTTTGGTCAGCAGGTGCAAACTTATTCTTAGCTATATATTGTGCATCCGCTATTTCCGACTGGCTCTTAGCACTGAATACACCATAACTAATTTGTGTGTTTCCTAACTGGTCTAATGCAGCATAAGCTTCCTTAGCCTTATCTATCATATCTCCCAGACCAGTAAGAAAGTTGGATAGATTTCCACTACCCAAGCTATAAAAGAACTCATCCACAGAAGTTTTTAAAGCAGCCATATTACTGGCTGTCATATCGCCTAAAGTCTGACTGGAATTAAGAACCTTATTAAATGCTTCTCCAGCAGTCATAGCTATACCTAGCACACCAGCAAATCTTCCTATAGTGGCTGTGATATTCCTGCCTACCTGCTGAAACTGTTGTACTTGTTGTGTGGAACGTCTTATATTATTATCGAATTGACTACTATTAAGAAGTAGTCTGGTTACTAAATCAGCCATATTTAATTGTGTATTGTATATTGTTTAGCTTTCTCTTTCAATCTCTTAATATCTTCATTACTAATAGATGTTTCTTCTGTAGTATCATTATCCCAAGTAAACTGCATTATATCAGTAGGCTTTAACTTCTTAGTGCTGTTACATTGTGCAATTACATAAGCTATCATTCTAGCCTGTTCCCAGCTATTCCTGTCCTTCTTATGTAAATTGTTTATCAATGGTTCTAACTCATACATCTGCATCTTGTCTAGTACATATTCTGGGTCTAGTCCACCTTCTATTACTAAAGTTGAATATATCTCCTTAGTGGTTAGGACTTTTTTTTAGCATCTGCATTATTAGTAATAAATAGCTGTTGTTTCTCCAGTTCCTTCTTTAAGAAGTTCTGGAACTCCAGCATAATACTCATATCTTCATCTATGGATTCTATCAGTTCTTCAAAGGTTAGTGAACTGTCTGGATTATTAGCCAGTAAGACACAGTAGAAGAATAGATATTCATCTGTGATAGTCTTTAACTCAAATGCCTTACCTGTAATCTGTTCATAGATAAATAAGGCTCTAAGAGTATATTTCAGTTTGTAGTTTTGTCCTTTAATAGTCATATTAATAAGTATTAAAAAAAGAAGCCTTTACACCTCCATAACCTAGAGATATAAAGGCTCTATATTAAGCAGTAGCAGCCTTTGTAAGTGCTCCCACGCCTTCAAATGAAGCTGTAAAGGTTGCATTATCACCATTAGGTGCATTGGCTTCAAGTGCTGTAATAATAACATTACCCGAATATGTTCCAGTAGTGGCTGGCAACCATCCCCCTTCTGGCACTTCGTCCTTCTTTGTTGAATAATCTTTCTCCAAGCAGAATACAGCCTTAATAGGTGTTCTGGCTGTCAGCTTATCAAATAACTGGTCAAAAGTCATACCTTCACCATCATTAGAATAAAGGTTCTCGGTACTACAGTTCCAGCTAATCTTTCTGGCTGCTTTAGCTACCCATTTACCACCGCTATCCTTAGAAGTGGTTTCTACTGTTTCTACATTTATACTTAGTTTGTGGCTAGTGGCAAATGCTATAGACTTATCGTCAATAAATAGCATTAAGTCACCACCGTTAATTACTTGTCCTGCCATTTGTCTTTATGTTGAATGTAAGGTTTTGAATGAACGTATCTTCTATGTAATCTTCATCTGCATTTGTCATTCTAATATCGTGTATGTTAATACCAGAATAGTTACCCTTCTTACCTTGTAAGGCATCTTTAACCAA